TTGTTTGAGGAGAAAGCACCCGGCACGTTTTCCCAGACGATGTATCTTGGATATTTACCATCTGTTGCACACCTCATTTCTTTTACAATTCGAATTGTAAAAGAAATGAGGTGTGCAACAGATGGTAAATATCCAAGATACATCGTCTGGGAAAACGTGCCGGGTGCTTTCTCCTCAAACAAAGGAGAGGACTTCAGATGTGTCCTTGAAAGCATCTGTCACATCAAAGATGAAACCTTATCAGTTCCTAAAGCTGATAAATGGAGGCAAGCAGGAAATGTCATGGGAGATGATTTCTCCATTGCCTGGCGAGTGCTTGATGCTCAATACTGGGGAGTTCCCCAGCGAAGAAAACGCATCTTCCTTGTCGCAGATTTTACAGGCAGGAGTGCCGGAGAAATACTATTTAAGTCAGAAGGCTTGTCTGGGTATTCTAAGGAGAGCTTCCGCTCGTGGCAAGGAACTGCCGGTTGTTTTGAAAACGGCATTAGAGAAACAGGCACAAGCAGTGTGATCTTAAATGACCAAGGTGGCAATCGGATGGATATCACGGAAGATGTCACTTGCACTCTTCGAGCTGAGGCTCATCATCCACCTTGTGTTATGGATGCGGCGGTATTTGATAATCACGGAAGAGATACTCGCTTCACGGGACCGATTGATGTGGCACCGACAATATCTGCTACTTATGGAACAGGCGGTAATAATCAGCCTTTTGTGGTTGGTGATACACCTAAAACTCTTAAAATCCGATGTGGCTGTGAGGGCGGTGGCAAAGGTGCTCTTATCCAGAATAATAAATCGGCAACACTATCCTGCAATAATGACCAGACGTTATTTGTCCCGAAAGCTTATGGTATCTGCTCTAAAGACAGCAATGCCATGAAATCATCTAATCCCAACAGCGGAGTATATGAGGCCGATACTTCACGAACCATTGATGGAAATGGAGTAAATCCTTCCTGCAATCAAGGTGGTATTGCTATTGTAGAAAGTTATGCTCTGCAAGGCTCCATGAGTGGAAGAAAAGATAAGAACGGCCCACAGGGTGACGGGGTTAATAAAAATATAAGTTTTACATTAAATACTGTAGATAAGCACGCTGTTGTTTACGCTATTGATAGAGAATCTTTCAACTGTGGTCAAAATTATGCCAGAAATCTTGGGATTACAGAAGACGGAATATCATCGACACTAAATTCACAGGGGCCAAGTGCTGTGGCAACTCCTACCTACTCTTCAAGCAAGGCATCATTTTTTACTACCGCTGAAGAAGAACTAGCAAATACGCTGGTTGCTACTGACTACAAAGACCCTCCGCTTATTAATGATACAGACGGCACCCTATACACGGTCAGAAGATTAACTCCGACCGAATGTGCAAGACTTCAAGGTTTCCAGGATTGGTGGTGCAGTAATCTTGCAACAGAAAATCCAACAATGGATGACTTACGCACTTGGTATAACATATTTGAAACTCACCGTAAGATTACGGGAAGTTCAACTAAGCCAAAAACCTTAAAGCAGATATCTAAGTGGCTTAAAGACCCACATTCTGATTCTGCAGAATATAAGATGTGGGGCAATGGAGTGGCACTTCCGTGTGTATATTTTGTTTTGTCGGGCATTGTGTTTTCCATACAAGATACCGCCGAATAAAAGAACATTATTCTCTACATAAAATGCTCGAAATTACTTGCTATTTACAGCATTCAGAGTGATATATGTAGTACCGAAAAATGAAAGGCGGTATGAAAAATGAAGATAAATTATAACATTACAGGTCCAAAACGAAAATCGCTGGTAGGAGCTATCAGCCTGGAACTAAATGCTCCGACGATATACCTTGGTGCACCTACCTTTGCTTACGAAGTAGGAGGCTATCACATCGATAAGAATGGAATGCTCGAGGGTGAGGACAATCCCAACTTGGTTGCTGACCTTCAGGGATTGCATGACTTCAAAGCAATTACAGAAGAATATGACACTCCACTTTCAGAACCAGAACCAGAGCCGGAGGATATCCAAATTCCTTACGAAGCAGCTCTTGGCGGAAGGGTCAGTCCTTACCATGATTATGAGGAGCCACCCGTATATGTAGAACCTGAGCAAAGTGACGAGGTGGAAACTAACCGTTTGACCATTGATTTGCCAAGGTCGTCTTTCACAGATATGGCTCTTGAAAACCTCAAGCGATTAGTAGAAAGCAAAGCTTCCTTAATAAAAAAGGCTTTAGCTACTGATTGCATCCCTATAATAACAAACGAAGAAACTATTAGTTTTCCTTGGTTTCAAGGAGAGCTTACTTCAGATGAGGTGAAAGCTTACACCCATTTTGTGACTGCACTCTTTGAGATGGCAAAAACGCAGCAGAGAGTCAACGCTACCGAAAAGCAAGTAGAAAATGAGAAGTACGCTTTTCGCTGTTTTCTCGTCCGACTCGGCTTTGTAGGCACCGAATACAAAGCGGAACGCAAAATTCTGCTAAAGAACTTATCTGGCAACAGTGCCTTTAAAAATGGTTCTCCAGCTAAAGCTGAGGAGGTAATGACTGATGAATAACTTTCCTTCAAGAGAAACTGTTGAACGCATCCGCAAGCAATACCCGGTGGGCTGCCAAGTAGAACTTGTTCGTATGGACGATTTTCAAGCACCTCCTATGGGAACGAAAGGAATTGTCACTGGAGTAGATGACACAGGTAGTATTATGGTTCGCTGGGAGAATGGTTCCTCTTTAAATGTGGTTTACGGAGAGGATTTGTGCAGGAGAATCGATGAGTAATTTGCACACTTTTCGCTTGAAAAAGCGGAGTAAGATTGTGTAAAAAATGACTGTATTTATCGAATAATTGTCTTGCTATTTACTCCTTTTAGAGTGATATATGTACATACCGAAAGGGACAAATACACTTTAAAAGGAGCAAGAATCAATGCTAAACAAGAATTTTGGAATTGAAATTGAGTTCACAGGAATAACAAGAAACGAAGCTGCCAAGGTTGCCGCCGAATACCTAAACGGAACGCTTGTGAGCACAGGCGACTATTACGACACCAAGAAGATTGCAACCGCTGACGGACGGGTTTGGAAAATTATGAGCGACGGTAGCATCTCTTGCCAGAAGAAACAAGGACGGCAGAAGGTTGCAGCAACCAAAGAATACAGCGTAGAGCTGGTAAGTCCTATCCTAACCTACCAAGGGGATATTGAAACATTGCAGGAACTGGTACGCATGTTACGCAAGGCAGGAGCTTTCACCAACAACTCCTGCGGAATACACATTCACTTAGACGGAGCAGAGCACACAGCAAGGAGTATTCGAAACTTTGTAAATACCATCGCAAGCAAGAACGACCTTTTTTACAAGGCATTGCAGATAGCACCTTCACGAATGGGTTACTGCAAAAAGATGGATGAGATTCTGGTGGAAAAAATCAACCGTAAGAAACCAAAAACGCTGGCACAAATTGAGAGCTTATGGTATGAGGGTTATAGCGAAAGTACCAATCGACATTACCATTCAAGCCGATACCATTTTCTTAACCTGCACAGCTTTTTCAACGGAAACCACACGGTCGAACTCAGAGGTTTTAACAGTGAACTTCATGCAGGCAAGATTAGAAGTTACATTGTTCTCGCCCTTGCACTGAACAACCAAGCATTGACACAAAAGTGTGCCTCTGCAAAGAAACCGCAGGTCGAGAATGAAAAGTTTGCAATGCGAACCTACCTCAACCGCATCGGTTTTATCGGCGAGGAATTCGCAAACTGCCGTGAACATTTAACCACCCACTTGGACGGCTCGGCGGCTTGGCGATTTCGGGCAGCCTGAGCGGTTGCCTTGCAAAAATAAGGAGGACAAAGACTATGAATAAAACATTTTATCTTGCCTATGGCTCAAACCTTAACCTTGAGCAAATGGCGCACCGTTGCCCCACAGCTAAGCCGGTAGGGCCAGTTGTTTTAAAGGACTACCAGTTATTGTTTCGAGGCGGACACGGCGGCTCTGTGGCAACCGTGGAGCCTTTAAAGGGCAAGACAGTGCCATGCCTTCTGTGGGAGATTACCCCCACTGATGAAGCGGCACTTGACCGTTACGAGGGTTTCCCGTTCCTATACCGAAAAGAAATAGTCAAAGTGAAACTTGGAAAAAGAAACATAGAAACTATGGTGTACATCATGAACGATGGCAGACCACTTGGCACCCCGAGTTGCTATTATTACAGCATTATCTTAGAGGGTTATAAAAGCGCAGATTTTGATATCGGCATTCTAAAACAGGCAGTAGAGGATTCAAATGAGATCGAAAATGGATAAGAAGATAAAGGAACAGATACTTGCCATACGTGATACAGGTGAAACGAATATGTTTGATGTGAGGAAGGTGCAGGAAATTGCTCTGCGAGAAGGGTTTAATGAGCTACTTGTTTACCTTCCGGATAATACTGGCGCCTATTCCCGATTCATTTTGACTGGCGAGGAGAATTAAATAGCTTAAACCAATTAGGAACAGTGCCAAAAATGGCTCTGTTTCTCGTACAGATAGATTTGAAGGCTTGCGTGATGCAGGTCTATTTTTATGTGCAAAAGGAGGCGGCGGATATACGAAAACTCAAGAAATACACACCAACACTGTTTAAAGCAGCTGATTCTGTCTACGATAAGTCCACCGCTGATTATGCCGTAGCCTTTATCGAGGCTCTCTCCCATACTAAAGGCACATGGGCGGGTAAGCCTTTTGAACTAATAGACTGGCAAGAGCGGATTATCCGTGATGTATTTGGAATTTTAAAGCCGAACGGCTATCGGCAGTTCAATACTGCTTATGTAGAAATACCGAAAAAGATGGGAAAAAGTGAGCTTGCGGCGGCTGTTGCCCTGTTGCTCACATGCGGAGATAACGAGGAACGTGCAGAGGTTTACGGCTGTGCTGCTGACCGCAACCAGGCATCCATCGTTTTTAATGTTGCAGCGGATATGGTGCGGATGTGTCCGGCTTTAGCAAAACGAGTGAAGATTCTTGACTCTACAAAGCGACTCATCTATCAACCGACGGGCAGTATTTATCAAGTGCTGTCAGCAGATGTCAGCAACAAGCATGGTTTCAATACCAACGGTGTGGTGTTTGATGAACTTCATACCCAACCGAACAGAAAGCTCTTCGATGTTATGACCAAAGGCAGTGGCGATGCAAGAATGCAGCCACTGTATTTTCTTATAACCACTGCTGGAGACAATCAGAATAGTATCTGCTGGGAAGTACATCAGAAGGCTTTGGATATCATTGATGGAAGAAAAAATGATCCTACTTTCTACCCTGTAATATATGGTGCTGCTTTAGAGGATGACTGGACTGATCCAAAGGTGTGGAAGAAAGCAAACCCATCGCTGGGAATCACAGTCAGCATGGATAAAGTTAAAGCTGCCTTTGAATCAGCAAGACAGAATCCTGCTGAAGAAAACAGTTTTAGGCAACTTAGGCTCAATCAATGGGTCAAACAGGCAGTGCGGTGGATGCCTATGGAAAAATGGGATGCCTGTGCATTTGCCGTTAACCAGGAATCACTGCATGGGCGAGTTTGCTACGGAGGTCTTGATCTATCGAGCAGTACGGATATTACAGCTTTCGTGCTGGTCTTTCCGCCATTGGATGAGGACGATAAATACACTGTTATGACGTTCTTCTGGATACCGGAGGATAACATTGATTTACGTGTTCGGCGTGACCATGTAAATTACGATGTATGGAAAAAGCAAGGGTTTCTTAAAACCACGGAAGGCAATGTGGTGCATTACGGTTTCATTGAAACTTTTATTGAGGAGCTTGGTACAAAATATAACATTAGAGAAATTGCCTTCGACCGCTGGGGTGCTGTACAAATGACGCAGAATCTTGAAAACCTTGGCTTTACGGTGGTTCCGTTTGGTCAAGGCTTTAAAGATATGTCTCCGCCAACCAAAGAATTAATGAAACTTACCTTGGAACAGAAGATTGCTCATGGTGGGCATCCGATTCTTCGTTGGATGATGGATAACATATTTGTCCGAACTGACCCTGCAGGAAATATTAAGGCGGACAAAGAAAAGTCGACTGAGAAAATTGACGGTGCAGTGGCCACTATTATGGCACTTGACCGTGCCATTCGCTGTGGCAACGGGAATGGCGGCGATTCGGTGTACGATGAAAGAGGATTGTTGATCCTTTAGATCTCAGCAATTGTTCTGATAACCTTCATGGTGGCATTCCCCGATTTTGTGTAACATGATGCAGATGCGAAGTATTTACCCTTGAATTCCTTAGGGAGATCTTTCTGGACTGTGACCTCATATCCAAATGGGTCAAGTATTGATTTGATCATTCTTCCCACAGCAGTCTTGGTAAATTTATCTGTCAAATCAAATGTAGGGTTTTGCAGACTATCGAAGAATGACTCGATTTTGTCAACACAAGCAGATAAGGCTGGTCTTCCCGCCTCTGACGCATCGATCATGCTAATGATGTTTTCATCCTCCGATAAGAGATTGAAGATTGCGATAGCATCAGCATTGTTTGAGAATTTTGAGCAGTTAGGGTTTTCATTAAGAAAATCATTATAAGTTGCTTTCATAATAGTCACTCCTTTTAGATATGTTATTTAACATATCTAAAATAACATATATGAATTCGGATGTCAATATGCTGATTTAATTTTCTTCAGCTAACGGATAATATGGTGATAAGTAATGATGCTGACAAAACATTTTAGCAAATTAATGATAATAAATGAAATATGAATTATCTACAGTTATCATTGATTATCTATTGACAAGATAATTTCTAAGTGATATATTTTATATATAATTTAGAAAGGAGAGGCTAATATGAATTACGATAGGCTTATTTTAGAACTTATGGAAAGAGTTTCAGTTTTGGAGGATGAGGTTGGCGAGTTAAAGAAAAAAGTTACTGAACAAGAACCAGAAGATGAAACATATAGCAATGGCTCAACGGACTCTGCTGGAAGGGATACCACCAAGTATATATTAGACGGAAGAAAGTACGGCAAAAACAGACTAGTTCTTGCGGTAGTTAAAAAGTATATGAAAACAATCCCAATACTACTGCGGATGAACTCCTTGAGATATTTGACAAGAGTCTTCAAGGATCACTTGGTGTTGTAAGGATTTTATCTGAAGTGAAAGCTAACTATTCTGATTACAAAACGAGATTTTTTACTCTTCCTGATGAGTTGATTAAGACTGCGACAAAAGATTGTACGGTGTGCTCCCAATGGGGCATAGCAAATATCGGGAATATTTTATCAAGAGCTAAGCAATTAGACATTGATATTACAGTTGTCAAATAATTAAACAATACTCCGCTTGCAGAGCATCTGACTTTATGGGACAGGTGCTTTTTTCATACCCATTTTTAAGGAGAGTGATGTTAATGGGAATATTACAAGGAATATTTAAGGCTCGTGATAAGCCTAAGGATAGTCTGAGTGGCAGCCGTTACAGTTTCTTTTTCGGAGGAACTACTGCTGGAAAACCTGTCAATGAACATACGGCAATGCAGATGACGGCGGTCTACTCCTGCGTGAGAATACTGGCTGAAACATTAGCCGGACTACCGCTTCATGTTTATAAATACAACGATAGTGGTGGCAAAGAGAAACATTTACAACATCCGTTATATAGATTGCTCCACGATGAGCCAAATCCAGAGATGACTTCCTTCACGTTCCGAGAAACGCTGATGAGTCATCTTTTATTATGGGGCAATGCTTACGCACAGATTATAAGGAACGCACGTGGTGAGGTTATTGCTCTCTATCCCCTTATGCCAAATAAAATGACAGTCGACCGTGACAAAAGCGGACGGCTTTTTTATTTATATCAGCGAAGTGTAGAGGACGCACCCACCCTTGGCAAAGACAGCCTAGTCTATCTCGACCCATCCGATGTGCTCCATATCCCTGGCTTGGGTTTTGATGGATTGGTGGGATATTCACCGATTGCTATGGCCAAAAATGCCATTGGACTTGCGATGGCTACGGAAGAATATGGAGCGAAGTTTTTCGCTAATGGAGCGGCACCCGGTGGTGTGTTGGAACATCCAGGAACAATCAAGGACCCACAAAAGGTAAAAGACAGCTGGAACGCCGCCTATCAAGGTTCAACTAACTCCCATAGGGTGGCAGTGCTGGAAGAGGGCATGAAATATCAGCAAATAGGTATACCTCCCGAGCAAGCACAGTTTCTTGAAACACGGAAATTTCAAATTAATGAAATTGCCCGTATTTTTAGAGTGCCACCACATATGTTGGCTGACCTTGAGAAAAGTAGCTTTTCAAATATTGAGCAGCAGTCTTTAGAGTTTGTGAAATATACACTTGACCCATGGGTAGTTCGTTGGGAACAAAATATGTGCCGTTCTCTTCTCATGGCAAGTGAAAAACCCACTGTGTTTATCAAATTTAATGTGGATGGTCTGCTTCGAGGAGATTATGTAAGCCGTATGAGTGGCTACGCAACCGCCAGACAAAATGGTTGGATGAGTGCGAATGACATCAGAGAACTTGAGAACCTTGACCGTATACCAGTGGAACTTGGAGGTGATCTTTACCTCATTAATGGAGCTATGACCAAATTACAGGACGCTGGTGCGTTCGCAAATACAACAAGATTGGAGGAAACCCAATGAAGAAATTTTGGAACTGGGTCAAGGATGAAAAATCCGACACTCGAACGCTCTTCCTCGACGGCGTGATTGCCGAGGAATCATGGTTTGATGATGATGTCACCCCTAAGGCTTTCAAAGCAGATTTGTTTGCCGGTGAGGGTGACATTGTTATTTGGCTGAATTCACCGGGCGGTGATTGCATTGCCGCCAGCCAGATTTACACCATGCTTATGGACTACAAAGGCAAAGTGACCATCAAAATTGACGGCATCGCAGCATCTGCTGCCTCCGTAATCGCTATGGCAGGAACAACTGTATTTATGGCACCCACTGCGCTGATGATGGTTCATAACCCCTTGACGGTAGCCATCGGTGACAGCGAAGAAATGCAAAAGGCAATAGCCATGCTTTCGGAGGTAAAGGAAAGTATCATCAATGCCTATGAAATCAAGACTGGTTTATCAAGGACCAAGCTTTCTCACCTCATGGATGCAGAGACCTGGCTGAATGCAAACAAGGCAATTGAACTCGGGTTTGCAGATGAAATTTTGGAGGATGAGAAAAAGCATATTCAGCAAGATGACTTCACCTATGCTTTCAGCCGAAGAGCAGTCACAAATTCGTTACTTGATAAAGTATGTCCCAAGAAAACACCTGCCCAAAAAGGTACACCCGCTGAAACACTTGAAAAGCGGCTCAACAACATCATTCATTAATAGGAGGAAAAGATTATGAACAAGATTTTAGAACTGCGCGAGAAACGCGCCAAAGCATGGGACGCTACCAAAGCGTTCTTGGATACCAAGCGTGGCACAGATGGTTTAATTTCTGCTGAGGATGAGGCAACTTACAACAAAATGGAAGCCGATGTCATTGCCCTTGGTAAGGAAATTGACCGTTTGGAAAAACAGGCCATATTGGACGCGGAACTTAACGCTCCTATGGCTAACCCTTTGACAGGAAAGCCTGCCACTTCAAAACTGGAAGGCAAGACTGGAAGAGCAACTGACGAATATAGAAAAGCATTCTGGAATGCTATGCGTACACGTGCTGGTGAAGGCCTCGATCCTATAATAAAGAATGCTCTTCAGGTCGGAACTGATTCAGAAGGTGGATACTTAGTCCCAGATGAGTTTGAGAGAACTCTTGTACAGGCTTTGGAGGAAGAGAACATCTTCCGTAGATTAGCTAATGTTATTACCACCGCTTCCGGCGATAGAAAAATACCGGTGGTAGCATCTAAGGGCACAGCCTCATTGATAGATGAAGAAGGTGTAATCCCAGAAAGTGATGACAGTTTTGGTCAAGTATCTATTGGAGCCTATAAGCTGGGTACGATGATTAAGGTTTCTGAGGAACTCTTAAACGATAGCGTATTTCAACTTGAACCTTATATTTCAAGGGAATTTGCAAGACGTATCGGTAACAAGGAAGAGGAGGCTTTCTTCATTGGTGATGGCTCTGGTAAACCGACTGGTATCCTCGCAGCCACAGGAGGAGCCCAACTCGGTGTAACTACTGCGGGTGCAACAGCTATTACTCTCGATGAAGTGCTTGACCTGTTCTATTCATTAAAAGCACCTTATCGCAATAAGTCTGTATTCATCATGAACGATTCAACAGTAAAGGCAATTAGAAAGCTCAAAGACGGTCAAGGTCAGTACCTATGGCAGCCATCTATACAGGCTGGAACTCCGGATACTATTCTTAATCGTCCGCTTTTTACATCATCCTATGTGCCTGCTATTGAAGCTGGAGCGAAGACAATAGCATTCGGTGATTTTAGTTATTACTGGGTAGCTGACCGTCAAGGTAGAGTATTTAAGAGACTTAATGAACTCTTTGCCGTTACTGGCCAAGTAGGCTTTGTAGCTACTCAGCGTGTAGACGGAAAATTGATTCTGCCTGAAGCCATTAAGGTACTTCAGCAGAAAGTTTAACGGAGGTGCATTATGAGCTATAACACAAAGAATTATACCGAACAGGGCGGTGATAAAACCGTCATCGGCGGTATTTTAGAGATTAAACAGGAGGCCTCGGTAACGGGGCTTCCTATTGCAGAGAATCAAGCAAATAGCACTGCTACCGATGTAGCGGGTCTTGTCACAGATTTCAATGCCCTACTTGCCAAGCTAAAAACGGCTGGTTTTATGGTTGCCGACGAATAATCACTGGAAGGAGGCAGTCAGTATGACAACAGATAATCTCTTGCCTAAAGTAAAAGCAAATTTAATTTTGTCGCATGATGCGGATGACGGCCTTCTATTACATTACATCAAAGCGGCTGTCTCCTATGCGGAGAGTTACCAGCATGTCATCGAGGGTTATTATACCGAAAACACTATGCCACCCACCACTGAACAGGCAGTAATCATGCTGTCGAGTCATTTCTTTGAGTCCAGAGATGGCTCGACGGCTGGTTTCTTCGCCGATAGTGTGCAGGCAGGTCAGCAGGTATGGAACACGGTGAACCTACTTCTACGGCTTGACCGGGATTGGAAGGTGTGACATGAGTTTTGGAAAAATGAACTCCTTTATAGACATTATTGAGAGAGTAACCATAAAAGACTCGGAAGGTTTCAGCACTGAAATAGACAATGTTGTTGCTTCCATAAGAGCGTATCGGGAAGGTCGACATGGTACCGAAATATGGGCGAACAGAGCTGCATTTTCGGAAGCCACCGACCTTTTCCGTTTCCGCTGTATTCCCGATGTCTCCGTTACGACAGCAATGCTTATTGCTTGTGAAAGCGGACGATTTGAAATTACCTCAGTAGAGGATATCAAAGGTCGTGGAATGTATATTGAAGTACTCTCCAAGGAGGTGAAGCCCAGTGGCTAAAGTAACTATGAAAATGCCGGAGGACTTTCTCTTGAAGGTTTCTCGGTTGAATGATAAAACTGATGAAATTATCCCACGCGTGCTTAAGGCTGGCGGTGAGGTTGTGTTTGATAAAGTTAAGTCTAATCTAAATTCAGCGGTTGGTCGCGACACGAAGTATCCTTCGCGTTCTACTGGCGAACTTACGGCGGCATTGGGTATTTCACCCACTCTACAGGACAGGGATGGAAACCACAACATTAAAGTTGGTTTTTCAGAACCACGTCGTGATGGAGGCAGTAATGCTAAGATAGCCAATATCATCGAATACGGGAAATCGGGCCAACCTGCAAAACCATTCTTAAAGCCTGCAAAAAGTACCAGTAAAAAGCCTTGCATAGAAGCAATGAAAGCAAAGCTGGACGAGGAGGTAAATAAGATATGAGTCTACTTTCTGATTTGAATGAAGTTTTGGGGCCGCTTAATCTTCCTATCGAAACCGGTGTATTCAGCAGTGTGCCGCCTGACGAATACCTGGTCTTTATCCCTCTGACGGACATATTCGAAGTCCATGCGGATAACCGCCCTGGCTTTGATGTACAGGAAGTGCGGATATCACTGTTCTCAAAAGGCAATTACCAGCAGCGTAAAAGGCAGATCACTGCGGCTTTACTGAATGAGGATTTCACTGTGACCGAACGACGGTATATCGGACACGAGGACGATACCGGATATCACCATTATGCCATTGATGTGGCAAAAAACTATGGATTGGAGGAATAACACATGGCTACTATCGGTCTTGACAGACTGTACTATTCAAAGATAACCGAAGATTCCAACGGCGAAGAAACTTACGCTGTGCCTTCGGTGCTTGCTAAGGCCATCACCGCCGAGCTTTCGGTGGAACTGGTTGAAGCTATTCTATATGCGGATGACGGTGCCGCAGAGGTTGTAAAAGACTTTAACAGCGGTACACTTACCCTCGGGGTGGATGATATTGGCCCAACAGTTGCGGCAGATCTAACAGGCGCATCCACCGATGATAACGGTGTACTGATCTCTGCCAGCGAAAATGTGGGTACACCCGTCGCGGTTGGCTTCAGAGCGCAAAAGGCCAATGGCACATACCGATACTTCTGGCTCTATCGCGTGAAGTTCGGCCTGCCTGCAACGAACCTGCAGACAAAAGCAGATTCCATCACCTT